CACCGAGAAGTCATCGACTGGATCGCCTACCGAGCAAAATTCGGCCCCTTAAGCATTCAAGCGCGGCAAGAGCGCATTGCAGCAGCACAAATGCATCACATCAACACCATTCACGGCGGCAAAGCCAAGTTTGAGGATTTCATGCTATTCAGCCAGTTAGACGAGGCAGAGCAGCCAGAAGCCACAGTTGACGATGTGTTAATGATGCTCAAAGCCAGCGCAATTAAAAAGCAAACCGATTAACAGCAATAAGGCCAAGGACGGCCACCCACAAAGCAGAATACCAAGCAGGAATTCCCATGGCGAATAAGTCACTCGGCACACTCACGCTAAACATGGTTGCCGAAACAGGCAGCTTTGTTGAAGGTCAAACTAAGGCTGAACGCGCCTTAGCAAAAACCGAAGCGGCCGCCGCTAAGCAAAAAGCCGAACTTAACCGCTTACTTGGGCAAATTGATCCGCTAGTTGCTGAGTACAGCAAGCTCGACAAAATGGAGCAGCAGCTTCGCCGCCATCGTGAATCAGGCTCATTACAACAAGGCGAATACGATCTCTACACGCAAAAAATCGCTAAGATGCGCAGCGAAGTAGGTAAAGCCAGCGTAGAGTTTGATAAAAATGGCATGTCAGCCAAACAAATGGCGTTTGCGACTCGCGGCCTGCCTGCGCAGTTCACCGATATCGCTGTTTCCCTGCAAGCTGGCCAAAACCCGATGACGGTGTTCTTGCAGCAAGGTGGACAGCTTAAGGATATGTTTGGCGGTGTTGGCCCAGCGGCTAAAGCCATGGGCGGCTATATTATGGGGTTAATCAACCCATTTACCGTTGCTGCTACCGCCGCGGGTGTGATGGCATTGGCCTACTACCAAGGCAGTATCGAGGCCGATAGGCTACGCAATGCGCTGATATTAACGGGTAACTCAGCGGGGACTAACGCAGATAACTTAATGGATGCCGCCAAGCGCATCGATGCCATTAGCGGTACCCAACGCCAAGCCGCTGCTGCACTGGCAGAGGTCGCCAATACGGGCAAATTCTTTGGTGACCAAATTGAGCTAGTCGGCCTTGCAGCCATAAAAATGGAAAACGTCACAGGCAAAGCAATGAGCGAAACCATTGCAGAGTTTGTCAAACTGGCAGATGACCCGGTAAAGGCTGCTGAAGAACTCAATAAAAAATATAACTTTCTTACCGCTGCTGTTTATCAGCAAGCTGCGGCGCTTAAAGAGGCGGGTAAATCAAACGAGGCGGCGGATCTCGTCTTTAAAGCATATAGCGATGCTATTGGTGATCGCACAAGCAATATCACTGAAAATCTTGGATACGTTGAAAGAGCATGGAAAGCAGTAAAAGATACATCCGCTGAGGCGTGGGACGCCGTACTAAATATTGGCAGGCAAGAAACGCTTGATGAGCGCATAGCAGCATTAAAAAAGGCTAACGAAGAACTAAAGCCGCAGGCAAAGACAGGCGTATGGGGTTACGGTCTTGCCAGAGATCAAATTAAAGCAAATGAAAAGGCTATTGAAGATTTAGAGTTACAGCAGCAAGTGCTCAACGATATTGCAGAAGAAGAAGGAAAGATCAGGAAGCTTGAACTAGAGCGCATCGAAAGGTTTAATTATTTGTCGGCTGAAAATGAAAAAAGCCTAACCAATGAGCAGAAGCGCACCAAAGAGATTGAAAAATATAATAAAGCAATAGAAAAGATGCGCGAGGACGATCCAAATAACGCCCTGCTTAATCCTGAGATAATCAAACGCACACTTGCCTCTATAGAAGAAAAGTTTAAAGACTCTGCTAAAACCACCAAAGCCTTTGCCGATGATGCCGCAACCAGTTACCTAATGCGCCTGCGCGAAACTGAGGCCAGTCTACAAGGCCAGCTAGGCAGTAATACTAAGCTCACTCAAGCCCAAAAAGAGCTATTGCAGTTTGAGCAGCAAATCGCTGATATCAAAAATAAAGAAACCCTAACCGCGCAGCAAAAAAGCCTATTGGCAGAACAGTCGGCGATCCGCGCCCAGCTTGAAAAAAATGTCGCCCTCGATGAAGAACTTAAAAAGCGCAATGAAGCGTTGCGCCTGCAAAGTTACAGCGCCAACCTTGCCGCCAACTTGGCCGCAGAACAACAACGCAATGCCGACAAACTCGCCAGCTTTGGCTTAGGCGATAAAGCCCAGCAACGCCTCGGCGATCGCCAAAGCATTGAGCGCGATATCGAGCGCGCTCAGGGTAAAGCGTTGTCAGATAACCTTGCAGGCCGCACCACTGCCGAAGAGTACCAAGCCCAGCTTGCCATGCTTAAGCAAAACCTCAGCGAACGATTAGCTGCGCAGGACGAGTACTATATCGCCCTAGACGCCAAACAAGCCGACTGGACAAATGGTGCCCGTTCATCAATGCAAAACTACATTGATTCCGCCGCGGATATGGCAGGCCAAACTGAAAAGCTATTTGATAGCGCCTTTGGTGGCATGACAGACGCCTTAACCGACTTTGTTACCACGAGTAAGGCAGACTTTGCCGGGTTAGCTAAATCCATCATTGCTGACATGGCAAAAATAGCAATGGCCAAAGCTGCCGCAGGTATTATTGGCAATATCTTTGGCGCTTTTATCTCTGGGGGGGCAAGTGCAGGCAGCTCAGCCTCTGATTACACCGGCTCTGCTTATCAAGACTGGATGGCTAACGGTCATTCAGAGGGCGGCTTTACGGGAGCAGGCGGTAAATATGAGCCAGCTGGAATTGTCCATAAAGGCGAAGTGGTTTGGTCGCAACGCGATGTAGCCCGTGCGGGTGGTGTGGCCACGGTCGAAGCCATGCGCAAAGGCCACAAAGGCTATGCGGACGGCGGTGTAGCTGGCGGGGCAGCCTATAACGGCGTTCCTGCTGCCGCAATGGCTGGAACAAGTCCTAACGTCATCATCAATCAGCAAATTATTGTGCCAGAAAGTAATAACAATAACGGGGCTAACAATACAAATATGAACGAGGTTATTAAGGCTTACGCGGAGTCATCTAAGCAAGGTACTAAAACACAAATCGCGCTAGAACTTAGACCGGGTGGAATGATTTGGCGAGCAATGAAGGGAGGGTATTAAGGTGTATCAATATAACAAAGAGGTATTAATTACCTTGCTAAGTGATTCCGCTATTCAGTTTTTCTTTAATGATGTCACGCCTGATACAACTGCAATAGAAATTCGGGAGAGAGTGAGAGCGTTTTCTGAGGTTTTAGCGGGAATTTTGGTCACTGTTTCTGCCGATGGTGATTACCGCATGGATATAGCCAAGCAGCTAAACGCCAAAACGCAGCAAGTTACCGCTGATATGGAAGCCATGATGATTGAATCTTTGCAGCCAAATGGGTTTATTTGGCAGAAAATTCAAAAAATGAAAGGCTTATAAATAATGCCGCAAACTTTCACATGGGCACCAGACAACGGCGCCACAGGCGATACCCAATATCGTACTCGCACCGCTCAGTTTGGTGATGGCTACCGCCAATCAGTAGGCGATGGCATTAACAGCAAGGTGCAAAGCTGGCCGCTGACGTTTACCAAAAACAAAGCCACCGCCGAGGCGATTATCGCCTTTTTTGACGAACACCAAGGCGCTAAGTCCTTTATCTGGACGCCACCCCTTGGCACTGCATCGCTATGGCAAGTTAAACAGGTCACCAATACCCCGTTAGGCGGCGGTATGTATCGCATCGCCGCCACTTTCGAACAAGCATTTCATCCTTGATGCGCCCTGGCGCTGAACCAATCTATTTATGGAGTTAATATGGCTATAGCAACAGTCAATCTAGGCACATCTCCGTCGGGAGCTGGCGGCGATACAGCGCGTAACTTAGCCGAAAAATTTAATGCCAATTTCACCACGCAGACTCATTCCGCTTCCCGCGAAGTCGGCACGTCAAATGATAATCATGTCATTGACAAAGCAGGGCTGCAGATTCTGATTAAAGATCCACGCCGACAGGAGGTTGAGGCATTAAGCGGTGGGCGAAACACTGTCATTTATGATGCCCAAGGCAACCCAAATGTGATGGTTGTAGTGCCTCGATTCACCTACGAATCGCTTGGCCTAACTGACCTGCAACTTGGCACAGGAACGCCAACTGCATTTTTAACAAACGGAGTCCCGTGCGGAGAAATATTGATCGCAAAATATCTCGCCAGCTCTGGCGGCGCAACGTGCTCTGTTGTTGGTGGTGTTCAGCCATTAACCTCAGTTAATTATGATCAAGCAAAATCACGGTGCACTGGTAAGGGCGCAAATTGGCATTTAATGTCAATGCATGAGTGGTCGGCAATTGCGCTATGGTCTCTGGCAAACGGCACTGTGCCACGAGGCAATACAAACTACGGGCGCGCTCACGATAAATTATTTGAAACGGCCCGTCGTGCAGATAATGGTGTGCCAGGTGACGCCAGTGGCACAGGAAGAACTGAC